TACGATATAAAACTATATCAGCATATTCTTTGGGTGTGAAGCCAAACGGTATGTTAGAAGCAGGTAAGCTTAAGATTTTTAAATACAATGAGCTATAATATTCTTCAGTGTAGCCATGCTTATACGCGCTTGTTTCATCTATATTTATATATTTTCTTACAGGTAGTTTCTTTCTTCCAAGTATTTTCTTTCGTTCAGTTATTTTCTTCCTTCCAGGTATATTCTTCTTTCTAGTTAGTTTCGTTCCATTAAAAAATCTACCTCCTGCTTGTCTAACTAGAGTATCAATCTCGGCAAATTTTTGAGCTATAGTAGCATCAAGCTGGCCCACTTGAGGAATTGCATCTATTTCAAATTCAGCTAAGGCTTCTTGAATTATTCTATTATTCTTAGCAATTAGAGAAGGATTTGCAGTCTTTGTATTAAGTCTTAAGTATCTCGCAATTCCTTCAAAATTACTTTCAACATGTTTGTATTCAGGAAAGAAGGTTCCTGGTTCAAGGGCATATTTTATGCCGGCTCTTACTAAGAATCCATCTCCTCTCTCTTCTTCTTCAAAGGGTCTGAAAAGTTTATAATCAGCAGGAGAAGAAACAGAACCAGTAAATCTACTAGGGATTTTCTTCTTTATAAGCGCCATTATATTGCTAAACTTTATAGCCTGATTTCTTTCCGCAATACCTGGAATTAGAAGAGATTCTCGATCAACTAGCTCTTTTAATTGTTCATAGTTATAATCTCTTATTACTGCTTCGGGTGATATAATGTTAAGATTCTTATATATATCACATGCCTTTTTGAGTTCTTTAAAAAATTCGTTATTTGCATCAAATTCTTTTATAAAATATAGTTGAAGTAAACGTCCTACTTCAGCACTTCCAGCAACTGTAATATTTCCAGAAAAGACTACATTCTTTAAATTTTTTAGATATCCCTTGTAAAATGCAGCAGTTGCCCCAAAGGTATTTCTTAGTTCAAGGCATTGTAATAGTAATCCGGTAGTTAAATTTTCCCGTATCTTTCGTTCATTATCTTCAGGATTTGGAGGTGGTGGTATATAGAGTTTAAATACGTGTGAGGCATTAGTATTGACATGATACACAGCAGGACATTTATTTAGTTTAGCATATGTGAATGCAGGTTCATCTCCAGTAAACATTAGAGCGCCGGCTTCAATGGCTGAATGGATATTCTCATAATCACCGGTTCGTTTAGAAGTCGTTAATTTACGGAGCCTTTGGCCCTTAGCAATGGGTTCAGCTTCACCTGCAGCAGCTAGTAAAGGCTCTACCAGATTCTTTTTACTGTCAAACCTTGAAACTCGAATTAATTGTTTATATTTCATTTTTAAAGCATCTGGTAATCCATCCTTTTCAACAATCATATGCATAAATAAGTGATTTACTGAAGGACCTGGCTTTGTTATTCTCTTTGGATCTTCACCTTCGCGAAATAATGTATCATTTGATTGATTAAAGTAGTTTAATACTAGTGCACCTCCTGAAATATCACTAGCACTACCCCTTGCTGCTAGGAACGATGGAGCCATAACATTATTTACAGTAGGAATTGAGTTTTCGTCAAATTGAGACAGACTTAATCCAGCAGAATCCCATTTTGTTTGTGTAGTTATAACCTTTTTAAAGTGTCCTAGCATACCTCCAAATAATTCACGAGGGAAGGATGCTGCATCTTCGACAAATTTTATAGGCGTACCTTGACCCCCAAGACGACATTGAGGAAATACTGTTCCTAAGAATGCAATTAAATTTCCTGGAACAACTCCAGTGCTGTAAATTGCTGCAGGTATATTTATTTCAATGAGTGAAGACTTTGCTTGAGGAATTGCTGGATCTGCAAAGTTATCTTTTTTTAAGCATTGATACTGTTGATTACTTCCAGGGGGTAATGAGTAAATTTCATAGAGGTAATTACGAATTCTTCCTCTTTCTGTCATATCATTTGCTCCACCTCGATCTAACTCTAATCTGAGCTGTTCAGGATTAGTAGGATTGGGACCTGTAAATTTATCTAAGATATAACTTGTAGGAAGTAATGAAAATTCTCTTCCTACATTGTTTTCGAAGGTATATCCACTTTGGGGCCTTAACTTTTCTATTAATCGAATAAATGGTTCGGCCTGGTCACCTTCCATTGTCCTAATCATCCATTTTACGAAATCAGAACGATGCATACCTATATCACTCTTACTTACGGATTTACCTTCACCTTTTACCGGTCGATCACTAGAAAAATCATGAAATGTATCGCAATAAGCTATGAAATAGAATAATTTTTTTTTAAGATTCGCTATTGGATCACCTGCTTTAGGGCTCAGTAGAGTAGTAACGGGTTGTATATGTGGACCTCCAGGGGCAACAGGAGCAGGAGCAGGAGCAGGAGCAGGAGCAGCTAAATCTGCCATATCAGCAACAGCAGGAGCTGCAGGAGCAATACGAGGTGCAGCAGCTGCAACGCCCGCAAGCCTTATTAAATTTGTCATATTAGGTTCGTGAGCTTCTTCCTCAACTTCGTCCATCTAATAATTATGACTAAATTCTATAAGAACTTAGCGTATCCTTAGACATTATAAAAAATAAAATTGATTCATTGCGATAACAATATATCGCAACGATGTGCGACTTTTGTTCTAAACTATACAAGTCTGAGCAACATGACCCTGCAGTGTGTCCTATTCGAGCCGCCTTGTTCTGTAGTATCTGCCAGGTTCATGGACATACGACGATAGCCTGCCCTGATAGAGATACATGGCATTATAGAAAGCCGGAGTTCATTGAGCAATTGATACCAACGAGTGTTCTTAATCATTATAAGATAGATTCTCTTACACCGATTACTTCGGGAGTAAAAGAGCATGTTCCTTATATTCACGGCGACCCAGTTATTGAGGTGCCAGATGATGAGAAAGGAAAGAATATTCGTGCAACTCTTGCAAGCCACGATTTACCTTGTTCCTCTAAGAAGGAGGATAAGCGAATCCTCGAAGCATTTGCCACTATGATTGGAAAGAAGGTTGAATATACCGAATCTTCTACTAAGAGGATTATCAAGACAAAGGCTAAAGGCAAGGCATAAAATTGACTTGAGCATAGCTCGTATTTTTTGCACACCCATCATGAGTCGCCAGAATAACCAGAATAGGTCGAATCCTAAGCAGGATATCCCTGTGATGAGCAAGGATGAGATTGCATCTCTCTTTGCAACGAGGGCAGAGGCTGCTAAGGCCATCCAGCTTTACAGGACAGATGGTAGTCCAATTGTTGGCGCCCTCTTTCCTTACACTTCATCAAAGGCACTGCCTTACAGGAAGAGGAATGACGACTGCAAGCTTCTTTGTTGCACTCAGACGCGTCCTCCAATTCAGCCTCACTACTTCTCTGAGCCAGTCAGCTACCCTGACCCGTTCAGGACCTATGAGCCACAGCCGAATGAGTGGATCAATGTGGAGAAGCGGTCTGTTAGGCGCCTGAAGACACGGGCAAGGTTCGCTAAGGATGATGAGAAGGTTCCAGTGAGGGCGAACGTTCTGTATGCGATGTATGACGATTAGAGGCTTAGGACGTAGATAAGATGGTATGAAAATTGATACATTTTTTGCTAGAAAAAACAGTATGCCAAATATTCGTGGAGGTAAAGGATACAAGAGTGGGAAGGGAAAATCCAAGTTGGGGGACAGCGAGGAGGTGGAATTCATTGAGGTCCAGCCAGATCAGATGGTTGGTAGGCTGGTGAGACTACTTGGTGACTTGAATGCGATGATTTATTGCCAGGATAATAAGCAGCGTATTTGCAAGATTTGTAGATCAGTTAAGAAGTCAGTAAGGTTTGAGGTGGGCGATATTGTCCTTGTGAGTCTCAGGGACTGTGAGGTTCCAAAGAGTGATCTGGCAAAGGGAGTCAGAGGGGATCGTGGAGATATTCTGGATAAATTCCACCCGTATCAGTTTAGTGAGTTGAAGAAGGTAATTGATCCCCGTATATTTGGAAATATTGAGACCGTTTCTGAGATTTCCAAGTTAATAGGTGAAGGAAAGGATTTGGCTGCAGAGAAGGTTGCAGCGGCAGCTGCAGCAGCTGAGGAGGATGACTTGTTTGACAGAGATGCAGATGCCACTGATACAGAGAATGAAGATGACGACTCGGATACAAGTCCTAATGAAACTGAGCGGGATAAGCGGAAGAAGGAGGGTCTTGTAGTAGATAAGAAGAACAAGATATCTCATAGGGCGGTAGCAGCTAAGGTAGAGAGGGAGCTAACTCTTGATGATCTCTAAGCCTAGCACAGGCTAGGCTACCTTAGGCGCTGTATCTATACTATTTTTTAATTAGGGCTAAGGAGAGCAATGGAACAAAGGGACCAAGGGGAATATGGGGGAGCTGTCCAGGGTGGAGTTGTATATGCATCCGCTGATTTCCCGGATGCAGATACAAGTGATATGAAACCACTACATTCTTTAAAGGTTGCAGTGTCGAATGTAATTCTTTATCATGTTTCGGAATCTGCTGAGAAACAATACCAGTTTAGACAATGGAGGCGAAAGATAAAGGATGTAATTCAGAATCACGAAGAAAAGATTCTGCAATTCTTTGAGAAGCCCTTACCAGATGGACAACCACTGAAAACTGCTCATACCTTGCTAACAAAATATGGAAAGTTAACAAATTATGACACCACAAGACAAATTCCGCAATTCTTCAAACAATATATTTTGGAGTCTCCGCAAAATGGCACGGAGTCCCTGAACTCTTATATTGATGAATTAATGAAATCTAGAAGTGGAGATCCACCAATTCAACGATGGACATCAATGAGTAAACAATTACTGGATTACATGAGGGATACAGGTGATGAACTTATTAGACTAGATCAACGTCTGCAATCTGAATGTATTCGAATTGATAGTGTTGCAGAAAAGGTCTCTCAACTCGTGGCTTTACCGAATCCTGAGTTAGATGGATTTCAAGAAATGATGGATTCTTATATTCAGAAACAATTCAAGTCTGGAGATCTTGAGAAACTCTACTGGGATTATATTTTCACCTTGCAGAAATATTCGGCATTAAGAGATATCTTGCTTCCACAGAGAGCTGTGACGCAATCTGATCCTCTGTGCTGTATATGTATGACGGAACCAGTTGTAATTGCTTTAGCTCCGTGTGGACATACCTTTTGCACGAATTGCTCAAAGCGGACGGTAGTTTGCCATATTTGCAGACAGGGAGTGATCTCTAGGCTGAGGGTTTTTTTTAGTTAGAGTATATAGATGAATACGGCAATAAAGGAATTTAATGGGAAATTAAAGAAGATAGAAAAGAAACAAGGGAAACTCTTTACTGCAAGGTTAAAGAAGAAGGAAAAGAAAGAAAAAGCACTATTTACTAGATTTGATAGATGCAGGACAAGAAAGTGTTCAACGTATTTTAAGGAGCAAGACGCTGAGTCTGAGAGATTTAGAAAAGAACAAGATATACAGTGTCCTCAGAAAAATAATAAGGCATTCTATGACTGTTCGGTTGGATTTTATGATGGACCTGAAGGATCTAAGCTACGGAAATTATCAGAAAAAATAAAGAAGTGTGCTAATACCAAGTGTAAGGCAGACTTACAAAAACTCAAGCAGCAGAAAGAAAGTATAAAGGAATTGTTTATGAAACAAAAAATTGACCCTAGTCCCTAGTGTATCATAGTTACCTGGAGCCAAATGCAGAAATTCCTGAATGAGGAGCATGCTCGTTACTCACGACTCTTCAGAAAGCCAGCTTGGGCCCTGACCCTATTTGTCTTTGTTTCTGCAAGCGTGAGTATGGCAGCAACAGGCATTCTTTGCAGAACACTGACTTCTTTAGAGCAGATACTTCTTCTGGAGTTCGGACTTATCTTCTGCTGCTTCCTTGCAGTCTTTATCGTGGTTCCCATTTGTATGCGTCTTATCCTGAATTGTTTATTCAAGGTAAGACGGATAGGCACTGGATTAAAAAATTTACCCTTGAGCTACCGTTTGCCACAAAAGCCAGCGCCGCCGAATTCTCCAGCACCGAGATGGGCTCTGAAGTCATTTAGGGAGACGATGGCAAAACCAGGAACTCGCCTCTCTTCAAGAACTTAGCCTTGAGCTCAGCGGCTCTCTCTGGCTCCAGCTTGTAGAGATCGATGGCTTTATCTACAATTCGTGTGGCAAAGGCATACCAGAGGGTCTCAATGAGTCGTGTGCCAATTTGTAGAGGAGATTGAGGGGGCATGTGCGGGCCTTAAATTACAATAAGTAATCAAATTTTTTACTGTAACATAACCTGACTACCCATGCGTTAGCGTAATGCGCTAAAGGCCTAAGCTATTATTTAATAGCCGCCAGCCAGAGCATGCTCTGGCCTAAATCTTTTTCACCATTTCACCATAGAATGGATGAGAATCAGCTTGACCCCACCGATTTCAGAAATCTGCCGAATCTGTTGACGGAGTGGAAGAAGTTGCAGGAGGATAAGCAGAAGCTACTGGATGAGAAGAAACAGATCAATGATAGAATTCGTGAGCACGATAAGCGTGCTGAGGCAATGCAGAAGATGATTTTGCCAATTATGAAGAAGAACAGTATTGGAGCACTGGATCTCAAGTCATCAAATGCACGCGCCCTCTTTAAGAAGCGTGTAATCAAGTCGCCTCTAGGAATCAAGGAGATGAAGGTGTATTTCAAGGAGCATTTCAAGACGACGGATGAGGCAGATAAGCTTCTTGCCTTTCTGGATACGAAGAGAGATACCATTATCAGGGAGTCTCTCGTGTATGAGAAAAATGAGGTGCCTTAGATAGAATGAGTTCAGTGATTAACGCAGCAACGCGTGCTATGTTTGAAGGTTTTACAAATCCTTCTGGGACCGAATCTTTCAGACATGATCCAGTGTATGCGGAAGCAATTGCAACAATTCTTGCATTTACCATTTCGGTTCTTATTGTGTCCCTTGTTGGTCTGTGGCTGTGGAATTACAGTGTAGTGCCTTTATTCGAATTCGCACGTCCGGCTAAATCTGTGTTTCAGATTCTAGGCCTGATGGTATTCTTGAGTTTAGTGGATTCTTAGAATATTGGTAAAGTAGATGAATGATGCGAGTAAGACAATGGAAAAAAGAAATAATGATAAATCTTCGACAAGGCGTAATGGTATGAACGCCCATCGTAGTTTTTTAGAGGAAGTGAGAGGGCTACTCGATGCAAATCCAGGTTCTTATAGAGTATTATATACAGAACCAAAGAGTATTGAGTCACATTACTACTTCGTGGGACTGAACCCTGGTGGTATGGAAACGGACCCATCAGATTTATTTGTAGAATCTGGTAATGCAATTCTGAATGAGAATTGGGCTGGGACTAAGAAGAATCCATTACAGAATCAAATGTTATATTTCTTTGAAGATATGGCTAAGATCTTAGGAAGAACAGAAGACTGGATTCCTTATATGAATACTCAATGGATGATTTCCAATTATGTCTTTTACAGATCACCTTCGTGGGACACAATGGCTAAAAAGCATGCCCACATTGCAACGTCAAAGGAGATTTGGAGAAAGATATTTACAAGGAATCTACCAAAGATAATCGTGGCGAATGGATTTGAGACTCATGAGCACATGGTTTCTTTATTGGGTGAATTTGGTTGGTCAAAGAAAGAGGAATTACGTTCGTGCAAGGCATGGGATGGGCCACACATTATCGTCATGCAATCAGGCGATAAGGTTTGTCTCACTGTTGGATTTGCTCATCTTTCTCGGTTTCCAATTATCCGTAGAGAGAAAAATAAGGAGTGTATGCAAGGGCTTTATCAGAAGATTAAGGAGTTTCACTAAGGAATAATATAAAATTGAATAAGTAATAGTTAATTATTTGTTATACACAAGGAAATAATGAACTACTTAGATAATATGACACCCCTTCAGTTAAAGGAGTTGATTAATCGTCATGAAATTACAGCGCGTCGAATCATTTACCGCGATAATCTTTCACCTGAGATGCGCATAATCTATAATGAGTTAAAATCTACTAGTAATCAAATTCTTATCCCAATTATTCAGGGCACAGTGTATTCCTCATTCTGGGTGGGGGAGGAACTTTCTAATCAAAAGAGGAGGGATATGCTAAGTATTCTTAATCAGAGACCAACAGGGACTACTCACAGTTACCCGTTTGACTCTGCGGCAAAGCTGGATATTGAGATTACACGACTTCTTAATATTAGGCGTAATAACCTTCTTTAGTCTTTATCACGCAAATCCTTCAGCTTCACTTCCATGTATCCGCTCTTTTTTGCTGCATTCAGCACAGCAAATTCAGGATATTCCTTAACAATCCAGCGGGCAGATTTCTCAACACGCTCCTTAGTTCTATCTTCTTGCATACCCCCCTCCTCCTTGTAATATGCACTTACGGGGGCATACATATTAAGTCTTACCACAGCATTCCATCTCTTGTAATACAAGATGGAACGCTGGTAATCCTCCTTATCATCCACGGTTACTTTCACGCCATCTGGCCCTTTGAGACCGGGATTGATACATCCCCAGAAGGAACCAATGATATACCGAATATCTGTGCTCACCTTGGGTTTCATGAAGTAACCATTTGCAACAGGATATACACCCCAGAGAGCAGTTTTGGCTTTCTCACATTCGGCAAATCCGCGCTTAATGACGCCAATGAGACTCTTGAGTGGACGCTCCTTTCGCTTATTAGTCTCGTCGTATTCTAAGAATCCCTTGATATCATCATCTATATTCACAATCTTAGTTCCCACCTTGTAGTAACCAGTGATGAAATTGCGGATATCATGCATTCCCTTAACGCCGACAACTAGTTTCCCGTATGTTCCTGGCTTCATAGATTGTTTATAGAGGGCTTCCTCATCCTTATTGGCCACAAATACGGTTATCTTACTTGAAGGGATTCCATAGCGCTTGAGAGTTGCTAGAGTTTTTTCATTAATAGTTGTATGTCTCTTATAAGATGGAATTGCCACCTCATAAGGAAATGTATTTTTCCTGGTGCTATGTCTAGAACCAGACCCTGAACCAATCATATCTAATATAAAATTGAAATTTACTTTATACAACTAGTAACTATCTAGTATGCCTCTAAAGCCACAAATGGCAGGAGGGTTTCTGCCTAGAAGGTCACAGAGGATTGCTGAGCAGAAAAAGAAGAAGTGTCTGAAAAACTTTACTCGCCAGATGCCGACTGTCTTCGATGAGTTCCCTATGTTCGTCATTGAATGCCACATCTTTCCCTACCTTGATTACCAGACGAGAATCAGCTTGAACCAGTGCCTTCCCCAATGGGATCGTGTTCAGACTAAGATGAATCCAAGGTCAATACATAAGCATCAGATAAATTACTGCGTGAATGTTGTGGCGAGTATGCTTAGTTCTCTAGAAGAGAAGACAGGTCCTGCCTGGAATGCACCATGGCTATATCAGGGTGACAGGCGAATACAGAGAATGATAGAGATGCTGAGTCTATTTCTCAAGGATGAATATTTCGCGATTTACACAAATTTTGGTCATTTTCGCGCTGCCTTTTCGGCAAAGATAGATGATATGCAGGCACTAGCTAATCAATATAATAATCTGTATTCTAAGGTATGGCTAGATGAGCTTATCTCAATGTGTAATTCACTGAGAGATAAGATTCTGAATTATAAGGGGGAGCTAAGAACAATCTCACTTAATAAGATTCCTTCTCTGAACTTTACTTAATCGTTCCTTAACGATCTAATCATTCCTTAACGATCTAATAGTAGCCAGTGTAGGGTCCAAGCTGTTGAACAGATTCGGGCATCCTACCCTTGATATCACGGGGAGAAGCACTTTCACTGTTATTTGGAGGGGGGGTGCATGAAGTTTTTGCAATAGAGAATACTTCAACCCACACTCCAGTAAATAATTGTGCAGCCTTATCGGATTCACTTGAAGTTAGGTTATAGGATGTGCAGAGCTTATTAATTAAGCTTAATCCACGCTGCTTCCATGTTCCAAACGTTATATCTAGATCCCTGGGTGGAATGGACTTGGTGAAACAGCGAGCAACAGTATCTGCCGGATTCTCTCTGTCGTGAGTATTATTATATGGTAAATACATCATATTCTGAACAACCTGGCCAGGGCTTAATAGATCGTGTTTCATGCAACAGAGTTTAGATAGAATTTGCTTGAGTTCCTTCAGATCAGGTTCTCCTTCCTCAGTTGAAGATGTCTTGCTATTAAATAAATTTACTAGGGCACTTGCCTCAGCAGATTCCTGGCCACATGTTAAATTAGAGACTCCCTTTGCAGGACCTTGGAATCCTTCACGTCTTAGTCCGGAAGGCACTGTATTCATTCTAGAAAAAATAGAGTTAGCAATGAATCCTGCTGCCAGGCCGATTAATATGGCAATAAAGATAAAAAAACTATAGTCTGAAAAAGTATTAACTGCAGAAGCATCCATTCTGGTTGTGCTTTAGATTTGAGTTATTCTATTGTATGACCAGTTGAGAAATGTTTCGGCGAGTTTTTTCTTCTCAGTGGCCTTACTCATCATCAGGTCATCTATGCTCATGCGATCCTCCTCAGCAACCAGCTTGAGCCAGTAGATCTTGACTACATCCTTCTGTCCGATACGCACCGCGCGCCCCCTTGCCTGCTCCAGTAAGGCAGATGTCCACCAGGGGCTGATAAAGATAATACGATTATAGTTCTGCAGATTAAGGCCAGTGCCGCCGGCCTGCAGCTGGATCAGAAAGACATCCTGCTTTGCCTCACCAGAAGGAACCTTGCTGGCCTCAATGGCGGCATCACGATCAGATGAACTCATCCCACCGTGATACTGTAATACAGTGCCGATAAAGGGAAATGCCTTCAGAAAGGCGGAAAGCAGCTCCATCTCCTCATGGAACTGACAGAAGATGATCCAGCGGTGGGCCGCCTTCTCCTCATAACTGTCGCGGAGCAGGTGCGAGATTTCGTCAAACTTGCGGCTGGGCACAACAAACTCGGGACCAGTCCACCCGAAGGACTCCTTCTTCCGTGCGTTGATATAGATCTGTGGGTTAACAGACACCTGGCGAAGGCGTAGGAGAATGGCAAACTGCTGAAGCTGATAGGCAATGCCATTTAGAGCCTGTGCAGAGCGCCACTGGGATTCAATGTTATTGAGGATGCCATTGTAGACAACCTCCTCCTCCTTGTTGGTAAAGTCGAGATACTTTGTCTCGATGATTGGAGTCGGGGGCATGGTTAGGCCCGCAGGAGCTTCACCCTCCTCCATGGTCCTTGCAAGATAGACCTTGGAAATCCAGTCGGCATAGCGATCAGACCACTTGTTGGACTCGATCTTGAAGCCGATGAACTTGAGATAGGAAACGGCGTCGTCGAGGCTGTTGACAATGGGGGTGGCAGTTAGAGCCCACTTGAAGGGAGCATTGATCTTCAGCACTGCCCTGCCAGTTGCGGTGTTCGTATTGCGAATACGCTGGGCCTCATCCAGAATAATGCGATCAAAGGTGACTTGCTTGAAGAGACCAGTTGCAGAAACCACCTTCTCGTAATGGCCAATGTAGACGGTCTTTGCTAGGGGAAAGCGCGATCCGATGCGAACCCAGCCGCGCTTCTCTGCAGTAAAGATGTTCATTCGGGACCTAACTGCAGCCTCAATCCACTGCTTCTTTACGGCGAGAGGGCTTATGATCAGGGTATTGGTGCCCTTGCCATTCACGATCAAGGCAAGAGACTGGATAGTCTTGCCGAGGCCCATTTCGTCGCCGAGAATTCCGCCGTGCACAACATAGTCACCATGAATGGAGCTGGGAATCTTAACTCCCTCCTTCTCCAGGTTGAGCATCCACTCGATTCCCTCAACCTGGTGCTTGGCGTAAACAGCCCCTTGCCAGGTTGCCTTGAGCTGCATTGCTCTTCAGTAGGTGATTGATTTAGCTTGATCGTAGGCTTCAATTTTTTGTTTTTATATGAGGCTCCGACATGGCGATTCATTATTATGCAAAACAAAAGTTGAATGGCGAATGTTAGCCCTTGGTAGCACCACTAAAAGCACGCCATGGCATTTCCGAGAGCCTTTCAATCGTATGTTCCTAGAACACATTGTGTAACATCGCTAGTCTACGGAGTTATCTTACTGAATTACTATAACGAGGTGGTTGTTGTGCGGGGAAGAAAGAGCGGAAAATGGTCCTTTCCTAAGGGCCATGGTAAATCGAGAGAAAGTCCCTTGGATGCATCAGTCAGAGAGTTGAAGGAGGAAACAGGTATTAATTTGAAGGGTGTTAAGCCAGATGATGAAATTCGGTTCAACTCGGGCACATATTTCGTGTTCATTGTTCAAGATCGCCTTGAGCTTGCACCAGAAGATACACATGAAATCCTTGATTCCATGTGGGTATCTCTTTCAAGAATTCGTTCTTTGACAACGAATAAAGACTTGACGAGCTTTTATAAGACTGTCAATATTGATACTCTTATAAAAAAGGTTGAGGATAGAAAGATTATTGAAGAGGCTGCAGAAATTTTGTAGAGTGATAGAATAGGATGTTGTTGAACACAATGAATGCTCTTTTTATTTTGACTCTTATCCAGTTGTGGTGGATTGCTATCTGGGGCCTGGCATATATTCTTATAGATACATATGCGGGAGCATCAAGAAAAAAGGAGATATTTATATATATTGGAATGCTTATCTTTACGCTAGCAATATTTCACTTGAATCCACGTATGCTGGAACGGCTCTAGTGTTAAGGCGAATGCGAGCCTCGTGTGCAGACTTCAGAGAGAGAATTGTCCAGCCGTCGGCGATTAGCTCGTCGCGCGTCATCTTGAGTGGGTCCTCCTCTCGGGGCTTCTGACGCTCCTCCTCCTGAAGCTCTGCTTGACGAATCTGCTCCTTGATTTTGTCCTTGAGGGTGCTGTCTACAGGCGAAGCTACAGGCGCAGGCGAAGCTAAAGGCGAAGACAAAGGTTTTGTCCATGGTTGGGCCTTCTTTGTCACAGCGCCTAGTGAGGGGAAGTTATCCACAGTAAGATCAATCTTCTGTGGTCCAGTGTCCGTTCGCATATTGGGGGGCAGATACTTTTGACCAGGCGCTACTGCAGAAGAACCTGACACAAGGCTGCCCATGCGGATTGGCTCTAGCTTAATCACAGGAGTTGCCATTTTAATAAGAGTAGGGGGGGGTAAGTGTATTGCTGTGGCTGGATGATTCA